ACCGCCTTCCCTGGGATAGATGGTGATCTTGGCGTCGTCGATCGCGTCCCAGTCGATATCTCCTGTCTTCGGGATGACGACTTCCGCTCTCAAGCTGTAATCGGGTGTGAGTTCTACCGAGCCGTCGGCACGGCCCTCTTTGTTCATGGTCTTGACGACCTTCCGAAGGCCTCCTCGAGTGACATCGAGGCTGACGACACTGAAATCGGTCGAGTCGACCTCCATGACGATGTTGCCCACGTATTTTTTGGCCATTTTTTGCCTCCTTGATGTCGATGCTCCCAATACTGCACCGACCCATTTACAGAATCATATTGATCCTGGCTGCGAATATGTGAAGACCTGGGACGACCGGTGTTGGAATATCGGCATTGATTCTGCCCGCCACGTCTTCGTCGACCTCGAAGATGAATTGATCCTTGTACTTGTCGATTTTCTTGAGGATCTCCGCCTTTTCCAGTCTCTTCGCCACATCGAGGATTTCGGATCGCACCTTGTCAGGGGTTTTCTCAACGACCTTGGACCGCCCGAACCTTGCTGCGATCCGCTGCCTGTAGGCTTTCCTGGAGTAGAACAGAATGAGCGGCGAGGTCGTGTCGAGAAGAGCATCGTCCTCCTCTCCGGCAGCATTCTCGGTGTAGGTGGTCACGCTGCGCCTGATCTGAACGATTTCCCCAGGCCCCACTTCCAGAGGAGTAATACCGTTCCACAGGGCGCTTTCGATTTCGGTTTCGGTGGGGCGGTCTTCCATGTCTGGAACTCCGATGCCCACGAGCGGCAGCGTGTTCCTGGGCATGGCCGGATCTTCCTCTCCTGCGTTGACCGAGCCGTACGCGGCCGCGATCTCGTAAGGCATGGACGGCGACCCTTCGCACCAGGGACCGTCCATCCATCCGCTGTTGATCGAAGCGGCGAGCGTTGTGGCGGCTACGAGCGTCCCTCGTGTGGCGAACATCCCCATGCCTTCCCGTTGCTCGAGGGCGTTCTGCATGAAATCGAGATGTGTCTTGAGATCCCCGAGGTTTGTCTCGTCATTGAGGCCCAGCACGGTGAAGTCATATTGCATGGGCTTGGCCGCATCGAGCGCATTCTCGGGATCCGGATCCGTTGCGCCACTGGCCATATCCACGATCGTTGCCGTGGTGCTGATATCTCTCGACCAGCCGGCCTTGAGCCTGATGTCGTTTCCCTGGGTGCCCTTGTTCTTTGCGGTCAAGTCGACCTGGGTGTCGTCTCCGCCATTGACGGCTGCCGTCACCGGCAGATCCGGGAGTTTGGTGGTGGCCATCGCAGCGACCAGGGCTGCGGCGATCTCCGTGGGCGTGTCGTCGTTTTCCACCAGGATCTCGACTTTCTGGTTGCCGACCCGGAGCGTGAGCGTGGCCGTTCCCGTGGAGTCGTTGGCGAAGGTGATGGTGCCCGTGGCGGCCACGCCGGCGCCTTCGTCCTCCATGCCACAGGCATAGAGATCGACATAGCGGTTGGCCTTGAGCGCCGCCGAGATCATCAGCGCAAGAATCGATCCGCGGCCGAAGTAGGTCCATCCTTCGGATTCGTCAAAGATGGGATATACCGTTTCCTTGGTGGCGTTGCCCGACGAGGTCATCTGGCCGATGAGAAGAAGGCTTTGCCTGTTCTCCGGCAGACCCCTCTGGGCAAGTTTGGTGTTGAATTCAAAGTATCGACCCGATCTCCGGATCGACTTCGGGATTTCATTGAATTGCATCGTCATGGCACATGCCTCCTTGATTCATATTAATCTCTTCCCGTCAGCACCGCTGCGGGATATTTCAAGCGCCCTGGGTCGCGGACGCAGGCTTTTCCTTGGCCGGCGCGGGCTTCTCCTTTTTCGGCGCACTCACCTTCTTCAGGGCCCCCTGCTTGATCTGCTTTCGGTAGTAGTAGGAATCCTTGACCCTCACGGACGTCTCGCTCGAGATGTGAGTCCTGGGCCGGCCTTCCTTGGGAACAACAAGCCCGGCTTTTGCGATGACGTAGATATCGTCCTTTGCCATTTTCAATCCTCCTCTTCGAATTCGATAATATCTGATGCTCGAGGTTCTTCCTCTTCGGGTGGTAGATGATGACGGAGCTCTATGCTTGTAAGATCCTCGGCGTCATCCTCTTCATCGTATGGCACGTAGTCGAACGAAGTCTCGATCTCGATCGAGTAGATGGACAGATCCTTGGACTGATCGAGCGAAAGCACTCTCAGGGGCTTGATCTCCGAGATCTCGATCTCTAGGGTCTTGCCGACAATCGCAAAAAGCACGTCTCTGACCATCTGATATGAGCCTACCTCGGCCTCGCCCACGCCACGGCGGCGCTCATATTCACCGCGGAGATTCCGGGCTCCGACGAGAATAAGAAACTGTGCGACCTCGAGGTATTCGCCCATTGCGATCGTCTTGAAATCCGATCGATCGTAGACCACCAGGACCGCAGGGAATCTCAAGATGAGATCCTCCTCGGCCATGTCGAAGTCGCCCTGGTAGGTGGCGATCATCTTGCAATACTCACCCATCTGGGAGGCCCTGAGCGCTGCTACGATCGCGTCTTCGATTTTGCTGATCATGCCTCGAGCTCGCGTTTCATGAAGTTGGTGAAAATATCGTATATGGACGAGCGATCGCCCATGTGGATCTGGGCATAGGGTCTTGCCGGAATCTCGACTTCTTTGCCACGTCCTGCCATCCCGCCGAAGTGATGGATTGCCGCATAGGGAAGCTTTGTTCCGACTTCGGCCTCGTCGCTGGTTGCCCGATAAGTGATCGATCTGAGAAGGCGCCCGGTGCGCATCAGGATCTTTGCCCCGAGGATTTTTTTCTCGGCTCTTTTTTTGAGACCCCCACCTCTCTGCCTGAACACCCTGCCGACCGTGCCCCCGGCTCGTTGGTAAAGCGTCGTTGCCGCCAGAGGCACCCATCGCTGCGGCCGACCCTGTTGCTCGAAGGTCTGGTGAATCGACTCGACCATGTGACTGCCGGTAGCCTCAAAGGCCGGCCTGAAATCAAGCCCCTGGGCACGACGCATCAATCGCCTGAATTCACGATCGTCGAAGCGGACTTTTGTCGTAAGCCCCTCTGCCATCAACCGAATCCTTTGAGCGTATCCTTGGTGAACACGCGGTCGTCCTTTGTGACTTCGGCCCGGGATACGTTGTCCTGGGGCGTCGTGGCGGCTGCCTGGCCAGGTAGAATCGCTTTTCCTTTGGAGACGTCCTTGAGCAACGTCATGACCTCGTCGTATTGCTCCTTGATGTGGTCCGGGACTTTGCCTCGGCGCCGCTGATAGACCATGTGCGCAGCGATCACAACGGCCATGCGTTTTACATCGTCGTCGGCAGTAAGCGGTAGCGTATAGTGCCGGCCTGCGTAGTTTTCAATCCTCGATTCTGCGGCCGCTATGACGCCCGAGACAAGGTCCTCGTTTACCTCTCCGACGCGATCGTCGTCGGTGAGCTGAACCAGGTCCTCCTCACTGATCAAGTCATAAAGATCGTCGATCTCGATGTAAGCCATCTATTGAATCCGTCCGTTTCGGGCTCTGGGGGAGGCGTGACTCTGTAAGCCCACGCCTCCCCGATCGGCGCCCGTTGTCACCCGTTTTCTGCGGGGTACATTCAGTCGAGCCAGGGCACCACGATGAGCTCGGCGGAATTCCTCCAGACGTTGGTCGCGCCGGCGGCGTTGCGCTCGGCAATCAGAATCTCTCGTCCGGCTTCCTCGTTGGCCGGCCCCACAATGAGATGCGAAGGCTTGATTCCGAGCGGAGCGCCCTCGTCGTTTTTGAAGGCGAGCATGGCCTTCCGCGCTGCCGCGTAGTTCGTGGCGCTGAGCGTCTGCTTCGATCCGTACGCGAGTTGCCACAGCCCCACGCCGAAGCTTCCCCGGTAGTCCACGCCGAACAGGTATTCCTTCTTCATGAAGACATGCTCGGAGGTCTTCGGATCATCCATCTGGATGAACTCGGGCTGCTTGCGGCCCTGATAGATAAAGGGCTTGATCATGCGCGTGCAGTCCAGAAGCGCCCAGAGGTTGCCGGAGCCAGCGCCCCAGTTCGAAACGTTGGAACCGGCCACCTTGTGAGTGGCCGAGAAGAAGTTCTGGCCGTCGAAGCAGGTGGTGGAGTTCCCAGTGGCCAGGAGCGAAAAGATTTTCTCGTCGGGGTGGACTTTCGCGCTCCGGCCCATTTCGGAGACCATCGGGCTGTAGACCCCGATCTGATCGTCGGCGATGTCGTCGCGGTCGACGGCAACCGTCCCTTCATAGGGCTTGTTCGTGAGCTCGTAATGGAAGCCCTCGAGGCTTTTCACTACGCGCTCACCGATCCATTCCCGCAGCTTGGGGAAGTTCCCGAGCCATTTGTAGTCGAGGCTGCGGCCCTCGGACGGGGAGAACATGGCCACAATCGGCCACTGGTTTTCGGCCTCGGTGAAGGCCTTGTTGAAGAGCGTCGAAAACGATCTGTAGATGCCCGCGAGGTTGGCGGCGTTCACAATCATCGTCCTTTCCTCCCTATTGGTTTGACCGATTCAGTCTCATCCAAATGAATCCGACTCGCCGGTTACGCGGCGAAGGTCACGCTCTTGTCGGCCTGGTTGATGTTTGCGAGCTTGTCGTCCGCATCGTCTCCACCGAGCCGAGCGGTGACGTGCACGAGATCGTCGGCCGAGTTGGTGAGCGTGCACTCGAATTCGCCGTTTTCGTCGCAGGTGACCACGGCGTCGTTGCTGTTCTCTCCGCTCACGAATTCCCCCTTGGTGGCGGTGCCGAGGGTGGCGGTGCCGTGAAGACTTCCGCCGACGGCGTCCAGGGCCTGGAGCGCAAGGGTTGCTCCCCCTTGGCCTTCATCGTTGATGAGTTTGAGCGCATCGATTGCGATCGATGCCGTTGTGGATCCGCCGGTGCCGCCGGTGATATCGTCCTGGACGATTTTGAGGAATAAATTCAGCATCGCGACGCCAATGACCTGCAATGCAGCCTCGACCTCATCCTCCTCGCCGAAGTATCCTCCTGCGTCCTCAATACCGACCATCGAGGCGCCTTCGCCGTTTGCCGTGCTCGCCAAAGCGGTCTGGAGATCCTCGAGCTCGGACCGTCCGCCGCTGAAGTCGACCCAGACGCCGTCGTCATCGACCTCGATGACCTTGCCGGCGACCGGGGAGGTGGCCAGCGACGATACCGTCTCATCGTCCTCGACGTAGCAGTTGCCGCCGACATGGGCCTGGGCGACCGGGTTGCCGGACGAATTCGCGAACTGGAATACTCCCCGGCGGACCTTGACGGTCTTGTCTCCGTCGGAGCCGCCTGTGTTGTCCACGGCTTCTTCGGAACGGCCGAGAGCCGAAGCGCCTGCCACGATCGCGCCGGCCTTGGCGTAGCCTGCGTCCTCGATCGTGATTCCGCCGGCATAGATCACTGCGTTCGCCGCCACGGGCACGACCATGAAATCACCCTCCCTCCAGGGTGTGTTTCTGTCTTTTGCGAGTACCATCTTCTTTTCCTCCTATCAGTGAATTTATTTGCCTTGCTCTCCCGATACTCAAGGAGGCTGCCTGTTCTACTGAACAGCGTTCTCCTTGGGGCCGTACTTGGCGAAGTCGTCGGCGCCCACGCCGAGCATCTGGTTGATCCCGGCCTGCACGGCATCGGTGGCCTCGCCGCCGGCGAGTTCCTCCTCCTTTTTCGTCCTGGCGAGCTCGGCCGTGCTCACAACCACGGGCGCGTCCTTGAGGAAGCCCTCGAAGCCGTCGGGGTCGTCGAACGCCATCTTTTTGGCCCAGGGAAGCTGGGCGGCGGTGATCTTTCCTTCGTTGGTGGCGCGTTTTACCAGCTCGTCCCGCCTGGACTCCTTGTTTCTGGTCTCGAGGTCCACCACGCGCTTCGAAAGATCATCGGCCCCGGCCGACAGGTTCTGCAGTTTCACAATCGCGCCCGTGACGGCCGTGAGATTGGCGTCTTCGCCCAGCGACAGAGCCTTCATGACATCCGGGTGTGCCACCTGGTGGCCGGCAGAGGTCTTGATCTTTTCGATGATTTTCGATTCGTCGGTGGCCTCGTCGGAGTCCGAGGCGATGCCCAGTGCCTCGAGGATCTTGGTCGTGGCCGTGCGTCCAGCCGCCTCCTCGCAGGCGGCGTAAATGTCGTCCTCGTTGGATGCCTCTCCCAGACTGAATAGCTTTCTCAGTTTCGCGAGAAAATCCATTTTGCTCTCCTTTCCTGTAGGATTGTTTTTTACTCTAAACGTTTCTCCGGCGAGCGCCGGCATGGCGATCGCCGGCTGGTTGACCAGGGCGACGCTGTGTAACTCAAGGGGATGCGACTTATCGTCCAACGGGAAGACAGGAGAAAGGTATCGATACTCCCGGCTGCCGATGACTTCTCTTGCTTTTTCCGTCCAACCGATGACTGCCCATAGCCCTTCCGTGCCTTTATTTATAAGCCTCCGGATCCAGCCGGCGGCGGGTTTGCGGGTGCCCGGAGGGGCCAGGAGCGAATCGTGATCATAGTCGACGACCACATCGATCCCACGTTCGTCGAATGCTTTGACCACCTTATCGATGTCGGTTTCGTCAACGTACGTGGGGATGCTCATCCGCTCGTGATAACCCAACGGAGCAATCTGGACTTCCTGCTCCTCAGGAACCTCCCGGCCTTCTGCCAGTGGGACCATCAGTCCGAGGCTCGCCTTTGCATGCCGGCCGATCTCGAACTTCTCGGCTGCCTTTTCGATCCGGCCGGAGATGATGTCTTGTTCGTCGGAGGTGTAGGGCCCCCTGTTTTTCGGCATCCCCCAGTACGACAGCGCCGCTCGGATGTGGTCCTCGTCGATGGGATAGCGATAATTCACGGGATCCGCGAATTGATCATCGGTGAGGTGCTCGAACTCACCGGGCTTGGTCACATTCCCGTCGGCCTTGATGCCGATCTTGTATCGTTCGGACCTCCGTTCCTGCGCTCGTTTCACAGCTCGTTTTGACAGCGCCATCGCTCAAATTCTCCGCACAAGGCCGCCTGTGCGGCCCCTGACGGGCCGAACGGGGCCTGGTCTATACAATCCCCCCAGCCAACTGCTCCATTCCCGCCATTTCAGCCATTTTGACCACTCAGACACCGAATAGCTCCGATTTGGTTTTCGTTCCCGGCGAGCCCTCCCATCCGGGATCGGGGTTTACGCCGGTCGGCGGGCGCCGCGGCTTGAGCCGCTTGCCGGCCGCCACGCCCACGACCGAGCATCTGCATCGATGCCCGTTCGGAGGCCACCAGGTCGCCCAGATCGGATCGTCCCGCGACGCTGTAGTCCCTGACATGGCAGCATGAGATGGCCTAGTATCTGAGTCCCCGATCGCGTGATAACGGAACATGGGCACCAGATCCTCGACCTCTGGTGCATGAAGCTGGTACCATCTTCCGACTCCGTATGCGGTGAAGACGTTGTTCCGAAATATCGTCTCGATCTGATATCGGTTGTCGCCTGAGTAACCCAGGGTGGACCAGACATCGTCGAGCCCCTTTTTCCATTGATTGAACGTGGTCCCCTCGTCGATCGCTTTCTCAAGAGAGCCTCTGACTCGCTCGAGCGTGGTCTCATCGGTCGCTTTGGCGATCGTGAATGAAAGCCGGCGATCCTCGTCCGCGAGCTCGTTAAAATCTTCCTTGAGCATGGGGACTTTACCGGAGAAAAAGGAGACCGCCTCTTTGAATCCAAGCGGCGATAGCACGATGTCCTGGACGATCCCGCCGGCAGCAAGTGCTTCGAGCCCAAGCTCCTCGATGATCTTGGCCCGGCCGAGCAGCTCGGCTGTGAATATTGCCCTGAATATGAGTTCCGAAAGCGGTTCAACTTCTTCGTCCGTCAAGGGGTAGAGGATGTGCTCATAGTCTTTTTTTTTAAGCCCTCCAGAATGTCCTGATAGATTTTTACCCCGGCCTCTTCGGCCACGGCACTGAGTTGTTCTGGAGGAAAAAGCCTCCCACGATCCGCGCTCATGGATAAGATTCCGGGCCCGGAGTACATGCCCACGCCCTGCGGCCCCCTCATCGGAGGCACCAGGATCTCTTCGTCTTCCTTTGGCTCCGGATAGTTGTATTGCTTGTACGGATAACTGGCGGGCACTTTCACGCCCACCTTGCCGATCATGATCTCGTCGACCTTGGCCTGGGTGAGTTTGTCTCCTTCCGGTTTGACCTGGGTGGCGTAGGTCGGGTACCTGGCTTGGGCCCCCAAATTGAGCTCGGTGATCCAAACCACAAGGGACGAGTTCATGGTTTCGTCGAGATCGCCGGCGTCGGCTTCGAGGATGTCCTGGCGCACTTCTTCATGCACCGTACCCAGGGCTTGAGTCCCACGGCCTTCCTTCGACGAGGCCTCGTGCGACAGCGTCTGCCCGAGAAGCATCTTTGAGATCTCGGCATTGACCCAGCTCAAAAATCTGTCGTATGAACCGCCGCCCGTAGAAGAGTCTTTCTGACTGACGGAAACGAAGTCGATATTGGTAGCGTCACTGATCACAGCGCCCGTGTCGGTGGCGAGCTCAAGCACGGCTTTCTTGAGCTCTTCGATTTCGTCCGGCTTGGCGCCGGCTTTGTATTTCCCGAGCCGGATGGGATGGCCGTAGACCTCGAGGAAGCGGACCCAGTCCTGGATGGAATAGGTCTTAAAGAGGTAATACCAGAGCACCGGAAAGAGCTCCCCGGATCGCAGGACGCTTCCGTCTCGGGTCAATTTGTGAACGATCATCTTGCGAAGTGGAAATTCTTCGCCCGGATATGGATTGGCGTCGGTCACAAGACGGAGGTTTTCGTAATCATCGAAGATGAACTTCTGGTGAGGCCGGCCCAGGAGAGCATACGGATAGATGCGCCTTACGGGCAGGCCTTTGCTATCGGTCGTATCGACCCAGGTCCACATGACCTCGGCCACGGCGAACCCCTTGAACGGCGCATTCAGCAGATCCCGAAGCGATGTCTTATAGAAGTCGATGTACGAGATCGCCTCTTTGACCGTATGTGCGATCTCCTGGTCGAGATCGTCTTCGGAGGCGGCCGCGATCTCCCAGGGCTTTCCGGTCACGGCGAGTTTCCGGGTTCGGATGCACTGGGCGATGTGAGGATCGCGATCAGGAAGCTCTTCAAAGAGATCCAGGAGCTCCCGGTTGTTCCCCACCTTGGCGGCGCGGATGATCGTGGCCACTCGTTCCGGCGTCATACCGGTGATCGGATAATAGGTATAGCGGTCCTTGATCTCGGTACGAGCGACTTCGCGCAGCATGACCTTCGGCAAGCCCACGGCCTTGCGTGCTGCAGCCAATGCCTTTGTAAAGATATGCTCGGCCATCACATGCACCTTCTGAAATCAGCCGATCGCTGTTTCCCCAGGCTCTCGTAGTGTACTCTGCCGGCAGGCTGGCTTGCGGCCATCACCGAAAGCGCCTTGGCCCAGAAGTGATCGGCATGGCCGGTCTTCTCGGTTCGTTCCGCATCAAACCGGAAATGCCCTGTCGGCGTGGGATACTTCTTGATGCTGTGCAAGCTCTGCCGGATGGTCTGGTCCACCGGGATCCGACTGCCCAGGTCGTCGAGATTGTTTTTAAGGCTCGTAGCCAGGGCTTCCTTGTTCGCGTTGCTGAACGAGATGCCCTCGACCATGTGCTCTCCGAAGCTGTCTCGCGCCTGTTCGGCAAGCTGCATCCCGATCCCTGTCTCATCGATGCAACCTCGTCTCATTCCTGGGAGCTCCAGCAGTGCCCACAAAACCTTTTCCTGGATATAAAAAGGCGTCTTCCGTAGTTCGATCACAGCCTGGCTTTCCATCACACCGTCCGTCATGGCATCGAGCCAGATCACAGAGAGATCCCGCCTCCTGCCGATATCCATGCCGAGATAAAGATCGCCGCTGAAACGGACGCCGCCGAAGATCTCGCCGAGAGATAGAGGCCGATCATACCTGGTTATCTTGAATTCCTTGTAAGCTTCCTTCGCCCTCTCAACCAGTGCTTCCGCCCAGGTAGGCCGGAAGCCTGCCCGATCGTCTTCGACGGTCCCGATAAGGTCATAGGTGAGAAATGCGCTGACTTCGTCGAGGAACTCAACGAGATATTCCTGAGCCCAGGCTTCATCGTCGGCCAGAGCGCGCTCAAGATCTTCCGGAGTGCATGGCCGACCTTCTTCATCCTTGAGCTCAAGGCCTTGGGCCACGGCATCGTAGATCGTGAGATTGTGCTTCGAATATGCTGCGCCGCCGGTCCAGATGCCGTAGAATTCGTTCTGTTTGCCCTGGGGCGTGGAGACGATCCTGATCTTGAAACCTCGGGTGACTGTCGGGAAGAGCGCCCTCCAGATCGCCCGGCTGTCCTTGTGAAAGGCGAACTCATCAAGGAGGACATTCGCCGAATGTCCTCGAGCAGTCGAAGGGTTTGCCGGAAGACCGATAATCCGGCTTCCACCATTGAACCGTATCTCGAGCTGCTTGTAGACCGTGCCGTCGTCTTCACTTTTGAATTCGCTTTCGATGAGGTCTGAAGCTGCCAGGTTGATGGCTCGCGCATGCATCCCTGCTGCTTCGATCAATTCCTTGGATTGGCGTTCGCCTGCACTCAGAAACACCCACTTTGTTACCTTCTCCACACAGTCGATGACCGCTTCCAGGGCGGTCGAAAAAGACTTTCCGGTTTGCCTCGCCCACTTGCCGATCTTGAATCTGGATCTGTCATTGACCCATCGTTTCTGGTACTTATACAGTGGCACCGCCGGCTCAGAGGAGCCCATAGACCTCTTCCTTGATGATCTTCAATGTCTCGGGATCGAGCTTCTTGCTTGCAGCCTTCTCGATATTGTCTGCGGCCTTTGCTGCCCGGTCTGCGATCTCGCCCCTTGCCGCTTCGGCTTTTTCCTTGAGCGCGCGGAAGACGTCTTCCCTACATTCGGACAAGGGACCCTTGATCCCTGGTATGCAATCGATGAGCTCGAGCGCAGCCAGGCCCCCTTCGATAAACCAGTCCCGCCGGCCGTTCTCGGACCCATCGCCACCGGTCATCTGCATGTCATGCTCGATCTTCCTGGCCTGGAGCCTCTGGCCTTCGCGCAGGCGCTGCTCCCGGAGAAGAACATCCAGATCGAGGTCGGAGAGGTTTGCGCCGTTGGCCACAATCGTTGATCGAATCAGATGGTCGACGATCTCGGCCGCGTCACTGTCATCCGGAGCCTCCTTGATCACGGTCTTGATCGTCTGCTCGAGCTCCCGGGCGTACTGGTGGAATTCTTTTTCTTCATTGAGCCGTGTGAGCACGATCGAATGGTAATACCTGGACAGCGACGAGAGGGTCACTTCCTCACCGGTCTCTGCTTTGAGCGCTTCGACGATCTCGTGATACCTGGGCTTCCTGCCGATATCGACCGAGAGCATCCGGACAACGAGATCCCGGCCCTTTTTCGATAGCTTGTCGACGGCAAAATGCCGTCTGGCAGGCCCTTTTTTCTGCTTTGGGCTCATAAGGCGATCGCCTCGTCATCGATGTGATGATCGTAAAGATCGATCCCCTTCGGGGTGATCCTGAAACTGTACAAGTCCTCTCTGCCGGCACGCTTGACGACGCGGAACTCCACGTATTCCTTGTCCCGGAGATAGGTGAGCACCGAGTTGAACTGCTGCTCGGTAAGAGAGATGTTCAAGGTGTCGAGCTCTCGCACCAGGCGCTTTCGGGGGACGAACCAGGGGTGCTCGAAGTAGAGGAGCTCGATCACCTGGCCTCGTACAAATTCATGATCAAACTTGTCCGGCATTCGCTTGGCTCCTCCTGCGTCATTTCTTCGTAAGCAAGCCTGCGATACCTTCCATCTGTTTCTGGAGAACTCGCAGGCAGATCAGTATTTCCCGGTGCTCGTTCTGGTCCGATTCCTCTCTGGCCTTCATGATGTTGACCATCTCGTTGATCGCCGTGGCCTGGCGGACCTGGGCGTTGACGTGTTCCTTGAAATCCTCCCTGAACACTTTCACCAGCTCGCCGGCTGCCGAGAAGGTCCTGTCAATCAGCCGCCGGAACAGGAGCCAGAGGCCGATAAGTATGAGAAGCCCCGGCCCCCACATGGCCGCAAAGTGTGCGGCGTCGAATTGCGACGGTCCGAGCGGATCCACTATGGACATCCTTCGTCGATCTGACCGTCACCGTTGTTGTCGATTTCGTCGTCACATATCTCGACGATCGAGGAATCAGGCTCCTTGTCCACGGACGCCGAAGTCTCAACTCCTGCGGCGTTCCCCTCGATATTGGCGTCGGGATCGGTTACGTCGAATCCTTGGTTCTCGTTCTGTCGATTGAGGTCCTGATCCGAGTTCGTGTAGCCGGTATTGATGTTGATGTTGGTCTGTCCGCCGAAGGCCGCGCATCCGACCATGTAGGCGATCGGAACAACGACTGCTGCGATGCCGGCAAGCATCCCGAACACAATCACGACCGATGGTGATTTCATTGCTCAGTCCTCCTATTGCATCGGTGGGCTCCTTTTTGCGCCGACCTGTTGCGGCGGCCGCCCCCCATCCAAGGCGGCCACCACAGGCCGGCAATTGAGGAGTCAGTCCCCTTTATTATCGCTTCGTTGGATGGGAGTTCCAAATGGATCTTGTCGCTATGGGCGGAATAGGCGGAATAGGCGGAATAGTCACACTTTATTTTCAATTTCGGCGTGATTTCCGTTCTGGAGAGCCTGAATAATCTTTGAAATGGAGGATCCAAAGATGCGGATACCCTTCCTGCTCCCAAGCCGAATGCCATCAAGATCTCCTCGATCAAACAGCCTGTAGACCTGCCTCTGGCTGCAATCCAGAATCTCCGCCACTTCATCCGGTCTGTAGAAAGTCTTATCGAGCCGGAGCTCCCCGTTCTCTGTTGCCACTTGACTGTCCTCCTCGGTTGACTCCCCATTTCGTTTGCTGCATCGCCTTGAGCGCCTCGATCACGTTGGATGCCGTGGCAGTGGTGAGCATCCGCAGATCGGTCGTGCGGAACCGGTTGAACAAAAATCGCCGAAGCGTTGTAGCCGGCCGCGTGGAATCGGATACCGTAACCCACATGGCCTCGATCTTCCTGAGCTGCGCAGGTGTTGCCATGCCGGGCCGGCCGGACAGGTTCTGAAATCTTTTTCTCTTTGGTCTGGGAGAGAATCCAAGCTCCTTGAATCTTGATAGCACCCGGTTGTATCCGGCCCGGTCGAGATCCACCGAGCTTCGCACTCCTGCATAGGCCTCGAGGATACCCCGGTAGACCTCGTCATCGAGCGCCAGGTCCTTCTTGGCGATGTGGAGGATCGCCTTCTCACGCCGTCCGATCACTTCATTTCCTTTCCTTCGAGGATCTCCTTTACAAGGCCGCCTACGGCCGAATTATTGGAAGCGTGGCCGCCGGCATCCCGCGCACCGGACCTAATCCTCTCCTCCTTCACCCTATGCGTCCGGTCCGCTTCCACCAGCCTCGATTGCTCCTCAGATTCGGCCACGCCTTTCATCACGGCTTTGAGATAGTTGTGGTTCCTCAAGCCCCTGGGAGATCGATTGCAGACCTCGCGGAGGCTTGCGCAGATGCCTTCTGTGGATATGCGATAGGTCTCGCGTCTCACGGTGAACGCCTTCTTCTGTAAAAGCGACTCCACCTCTTCGATGAGCCGGCGCATCTTCTTGGGCCTCGAGGGTCTCACGCCCTCGAAGAGCTCCAGGTACTCTGCGACGATGCCGTAATTGCGGCCAAGCCTCGAGGCGCACTCGAGCATGGCCCGAAGGTCGTTATCCAGGCAGGCGTGCTCGAAATCATAGGCCCCGCCACAATGCGGGCAGCGTGCCTTCATCCCCCAATCCTTTTCTTCAAATCCAGGTCGAGCTGCCCCAGGAAGTTCTCCAGAGGCTCCCCGGTCATCTCATGGGCTCGCACAAGGATCGAGATGCCGTGCTTCCGGAGCTTCGAAGCGCATGCGACAATATCCTCCGGCGCCTCCGGCATGTAATAGCCTCCGCAATCCTTGTCGTAGCTCGACACGATCGGCACCTTGAAAATTGTGACCAGGCGGCGCACGATCCTGCGCACCGTGCGGTCAGGTCTGCCGAGTATATTTGCGAGCTCCCAGTAGGGGATCGCCGCATCCTTGCCTACGTGGCTTCTCAGGATGCGCGCGGCCTCGTGCTCCAGCTCCGTCATCTTTATTTCCATCGGATCACTCCATCAGAATGTTCGCTGCGATCGCGGCGAGCACACCGAGCCCGAACGCAGCGGCTGTAAGAAGCCAGACTCTCAAGCCGATTCTGAATGTAAGCTCCCGTGCGATCTCCTGGACCTCAGCGCGATTCCATCGCCGCCGGCGATCAATGTCCCTTCGTATCTTGGTGGCCATCGCTATCTTCCGTTCGATCCCTGGGGTTTTCCTGATTCCCTCGAGGGCAATGCACTCCCCAGGAGCGGTCCCGGAAGGCACGATCTTGCGGGCTCTCCGGCCTTGGCGAACTTCGGATCCATCCGGATGTCGGTGGATCTCACGCCCCGAAACATCCGGCTCAAGCCGATGGCGACGATTCTCTTATTCATCCTGGTCCCCCTCCATCTTGTTCTTCAGCCTATGAAAATGAGTCTTGTATGACGCGCGGCTTCTCTTGGCAGTGAGAGCCTCTTTTTTCCAATGATCACGAACGACGTTGGCATTTCTGAGCTGTTGTTTCAGTCGAATATTCTCCTGTCCGAGATCGGACTGTTGAGAAAATATGTTGCTGCATCCGTTCGGGCAGTAGAATGGCCTCCGATCATTTCGGCGGGCGTCGAAGAATCCCTTTGGTGCGCCAAATGTGATGCCACAACGGCATGTGCGAAATTCCATACTTTTCCATCCGACATCAACCATGCTTCCTCCCCTGATATCAGCCGACCTGGCGGACCTTGCAGGCCTCCCAGTCGATCTCGTATCCGAACACGTCCTTGAGCGTGCGCTTGGCCCCGATCTTGGAGAGGACGTCGTCCGGAAGCTTGGCGAGCTCGTTCTTGTCCGCGTTCTTCTTGACGATGAGGCATCCGTCGAGCTTTCGCCTTTCGAGCGCTGCGACGACTTCCTCGGCCTTGCTCGTGAACCGGATCGACGAAGACCGATGGAAGGAGATCTTCCCGTGGTAGAGTCTCTTGCTCCGGAGCTTTCCGAGGTCCTCCATGTGCGCCTTCGAGAACTCCTCGATGTCTTTTTCCAGTCGCTTGTGACGCTGGAGATCCGGCTCTGTCCTTTTCGCAAGCTCCTCTTTGAGATCCTGGATCTTCTTGTTGATCCTGGCCTCGGCCATCGACACCCGCGATTCGATCTGTGCGATCTCGTGTAGTGCCGAATCCACTTCGGCCCAGTCCTTGAGCACCGGTTCCGCCTTGATTTTTCGTCTTGCCATGACTTGGCCTCCTTTTTTTTTACAGACAAATGATCGGCCGCCTGAACTGCGTATTGCCAGGCAGGAAGCGGCCCTGAGCGTCCTTTTCCGATATCTCGTCCCGGATCGCTGGGTACTTCTGCCCGAGCTCGTGATCGGGGCGGATCTCGTAATTCGACCTCCAGGAGAACACACAATGAACCCGGCATTGATCGACGTTCAGGAGCCAGATCCCCTTGGATCGAACCGGAAAGATCCACCGGATGTCGAGTCCGGTGATCGTTGTAAGAGCTTCCCCGGTGCCGGGATCTCGAAGGGGCTCGATCAAGAGACAGTTCCCGGGCCAGTCTTTTGATATGACCTTCCGGACATAGCCGCCTGCCGCGCCGGCGATCTTCAGGTGGGAATGCTTCTTTACTCCATCCCCCTTGTATTCGATCTCGACGCCGTAGACCCGAATCCTTCCGCCGGCCACGAGGACGAGGCCGGTTCTGTTCTCCGCGTAGCCTGTGAAGTTTTCCACGGTGATGTCTCCGGAGGCGTACAGAATCACGCCTCCGCCGGCAGCTCTGCAGTTATCCAATTCAATATTGCCGTCGTGGCTGATCCTTTGGGGAGGAATGGTTTCATCCCTATAGACCAGGTTCGACGGCACGGACTCGATTTCGTTTCCCCTCATTGACGATCTCCTTTGCTCGTCAATCTGTGATCACCCTGATGTCCTCGTGCATCCCGGAGCCTGGAGATTCCGAAGCCCGAACGTCGGGTAATCGATCTGATAGGTCTCGCTGTCCGACCAGGCTGTCTCAGAGTACACGAGCTGCCCGGTCTCTGGATCCGTGTATTCGGATCGGACTCCAACGTAATAGGATCCTCTGGAGATGGTTACTTCATACGGTGGCGCGGCCGTCACGCCGAGCTCGTCGATGGTCTCACCGGACTTGGCGAAGACCCTATACTGCTCCGCCCCATCTCCCGGATCCCAGGCGATTGAGAAGCTTTCCCCGTCGTGCCATTGGTCCACCTGGGCAAAGACCACGACGACCGAAACCAGAACAACGACCGCTACGATCAGTGCCTTTTTCATGAGCCCTCCGATCTACACTCCGAATTTGAGCAACAGCGCCAGGACTGCGCCCCAGGTTAGGATGTTGAGATAGATGAGCTTTCGACTGGCTTCCATTTCCATGACTGTCCTCCTCTTCTAGATCTTGGTCGCGACAATTCTGTATCCTTCGACTCGACCGAGGTCGACGTGCTTCTGGCCGTCGGTGTTCTCGCGGACCCACCTTTTCACTGCCAGGTCGACGAGCTCCTCTGAAAATCTCTTCATCGTTTCCTCGGTGATTCTCATTTTTAAATTCGTCTCTCCCGCCATTTCCTGCATCCAATCAACTCTTCTTGGATTTCCTTGCCGCCCAGAAGCCCTTCGGCGCTTTCACCTGGTCCTTTTCGAGTCCATAGACCGGCTCCATTACGTTCAGACAATTCGGGCAAGGCCGTGATCCCAGTTTTTCGACAAATCCGTTTTTCTTCAGGAAGGCGATGACCTTCTGCGTATATCCTTTGCTCGTGCCGGCAAAGACCTGGACCTCACGTCTCGTGAAGCGGCGGTTGATCCGGATGAACTGCCAGATCTTCTCGAAGCTCGTGAGCCCGCGCCTCTCTGGCTTGTCTCCGACGTATCGATATTCCCTGATGAGCCACCTTTCCCTGAGCCCTCGCTGGATATGCTTTGTGGCTGCCGACTCCGACAGCGTATCCTCGCCCACCTTTTCCCGAAGTTCGTCCATCGTGAAATGCTCGATCTCCCAGGCTGCCTCTCTGAATTCATCCCTCTTCATGGTCTTTCCTCCCGAGGGCTGTTTTCTTCATGAGCAAGCGCACCATCACCTCGGTGATGGCATCAGACTTGTTGGCCTTGGCCATTCGCTCTAGGTGATAGAGCGCTACCGTGACCTCCCTGAAGTCCCCGGCTGTGGCCTTTCTCAAGATCTCGCTCGCCCCGGCCTCGGTCTTCAGATTCGCCCAGGTTTTGGCCAGAAAGGCGATCTCTCCCGGGGTGAGCGGTTGGAACTCGATGATCTGCGATAGCCTCGACCAGAACTGCCCTTTGCGGATGAGCTTGCCTGTGATCTGCTCCATGCCGATGAGGACAATCGGGATGTTGGTTTTGTCGTGGAGATCCCGGACTGTATCCAGCATCCTGGAATCGCGAAGCAGATAATCGGCCTCGTCGATGAACACGGGCCTGTCGCTCTTCCTCAATGCCTTCATGACTTGGCCGAAAAGCTGCGCTGTGTACCGCTCCGGGTACTGCCGGAGCTCGGCGCAAAGATCCGTGAGCATCCAGTGCGGCGTCCATAGCGCCGCGCCCCTGAGATAGATGCTGTCGTGGTTCACTGCGTACCAGCTCACGGCCTTTGTCTTGCCGAGGCCGGCGCGGCCGTAGATTAGCCCCAGCCCCGGGATCTCGGCGTCCCGGCCTTCCAGGGCACCCATTGCCTTGACAAGCTTTCGGATGTTGTCGGTTTCAACAAATGAGATCTTCATGAACCCCTCCCTCTAATGAAGTAAGTATCTTCTTTAATAAGCTGCTCGTTCACCCACCTCTTTTCCTGAGTTCATCAGCGGCTTTTATGAAATTCTGGATGTCGGCAAGGCATCCGGAGCTGTAGATGGCTTGGCACAGAGGGAAATAGCAATACTGCCTCCACGGCCCATGCCACCTCACATGGCCCAAGATATGATCGGTCCTATTGTTCCTGCACTCCCAGACGGAGGTTTTCCCTTTGTCCTCTATCTTTACAAAATGAATGTATTCATATCTGATGTTCATTCTTTCCCTCCGAGCTTTTCCTTGAGCTGCTCCTCTTCGAACTGATACAGGCCCTTTGTCATCTGGTAGGCATCCGTCTTCTCGAATTCCGCCATGAACTCCTGATCATCGGCGTCGATTTCGATATCCCTAGCCCGCTGCTGCAGGAGCCACCTGTACCGCTCCTCGTCGTCTAGGAAGAGCGGGCGTTCATCGCTTTCACTCTTCAGCTCCACCAGGCGGGGCCCCTCACTCTCGGCATCCTCTATTTTCAAGGGGTCTGTTCTGTACCAGGCGGATCGAGGGATCTGCGCGATTGCGGCCGAGCCCTCCTGGATGCGCTTTTCCTGCTCCTTGAGGAATTTGCGCTGGTAGGCCTGGAGCTTGGCTTTCCTCTTGAGCTCGGTGTCGTCCAGGAAGGATCCGTATCGCAGCGGCACAGCGTCGAACCAGTATTGCTCGCGGAAGAAGACTTTCGCGCGCCTCGTGTTCCAGGGATCGTAAAGGACCCGGACATACTCTCCGATCACACGGTCCCAGGCTGCCGCGCCCTCGATGCTCGTGGGGATATCCGGCTCGTATTTGGTGCCGTTCAGGGTTAAGCCCCAACTGTGCATTTTGACGCGATCCTTGCGCATGAGCGCGAAATCGAGCACAGCCTCATGTACTGAATATGGAGTCTCCGGCACGAGGGCCGTCCAGACCTCGTTGGGACTCATTCCTCGCATGCCGTGCCCTTCCTGGGGCCGGTGGTGGTATTGATTGATGACCCAGTCGGTGAAACGCTCCTTGAAATCTTCGTACTCGAGGAAAAGCCCGCGCTTTCTTTCCCAGGCAAGCTTCTCGGGCTTCTCGTCCGGATTCGATCCGCACCACCCGGGAAGGCCTCGGGAGAAGTCCTGGACAACGTTGCGGAACATCCTCTCGATGGGCTTTGCCCAGGGATGGTAGGCGGTGGCATAGTGAGAGTGGATCCCCAGTCGTGCAAACACCCCACCCACGCGGATGCTCTTGACCTGGTGGTAGTCGTTCCCTCGCTTTTTCACCCAGGACCTCTGTTTTGGGTCATACTCGAGGTCGATGTAGAAGGGATCGATCCCGAAGGCCCGGAACTTTTCGATGAACGCCGGATAGTCGATCGAGCCCAGGGACTTCTCCTCGCCGATCAAGAATTTCGACTTATAGTCCTTGCCGTTATCGATGTAGATCGACGCCGGTAGACCCTGCATGGGGAAGTCGGCGTGGTTTTTGGGTAGGATTGCGTTTCGCAACGCAAGTGCGATGGCCAGGGAGTTGGGCTGGAACGAGATCACCCATCCCATGAGCGCGCGTGTCCGCATGTCCATCCAGGCCGTGAGCCAGGGCCTGTAGACCTCTCCTTTGAATTTCACGAAGACGTCGAAGATATGGTGGTCGCCCACCCACATGAAGTTCGGAGGGATCTCCTCATAGTTGCGAAGGATCTTGATCGACCGGCCGGCCGTCCACTTTCTGGGCCCGGACCGGGTGAGGTCGGTAAGGCTCTGGGATATGTTCTCATCGAGGATCCGACGCAGGGAATTGTAGGACCCCACTTTCCATCCCTGTATTTCGGCCTCAGTCTTTAGATGATGGTAGATGTCCAGGAGGTTGAGCATCGTCTGATCGCAGTACTTCTCGACCGCATAAGCGATGGCCTCCGGAGAAAAGGAGTAGCACTGGCCCCGTTTCTTCCCCCGTTGAGGAGCCAGGGCCGCGAGCTGCGCAATCACCTGGTCCCCGCCGTTTACTCCGGCCAGGGCCTGGTCGGCTGTTTTGACGTATCGCAGAAGCGTCCGGCCGGAGATGTCGTTCTCGGCAGCCAGCGATTCAATTGCCTTGGTTGAACCAGGCTGTTGCCGGAGCTCCCTCGCGAGATTCACGAGCTTCATCCTCGCCACGGCCTCGTCCCGTTGCCAGTCCGGGGATCTGAACCAGGAGCGGATTGTCGGATCGGGGATCTTCTGCAGGGAGGGAGGAGTTGTAATCCCGGTGTATGTTTCTATATTATTATAATGTTGCTCCAGGTACCGGTTCTGGACCTCGACTGGAAGCGATTTTAATGCAACCAGTGTTTTACTATTATCAGTCAGATCAGATCCTGGGCTTTTCTTGGCGAGATACTTTCTATCTTGAATCGCCTGGGAAATTGCTTGTTTTGTTACCCCCAACAGGTTGACCAGGTCCATGAATGGAATCCATGTCTCTGTAGTAGATAACTTGTTAATATCACTCATGGATTGCCTCTATTGTCAAAGATATGTTTTGATTGACCACTGAATCGAGGATGTGGTCAACCAATCCTGGACTCATTTTCACCCGACTTTCACCGTCCATTTTCACCACATCGATCGCAGATAAATAACGCTGTTTGATCAAATCATGCCCCTTTTTCCATCTCTCCGAGGAATACCCTTCGCTTATTTCGCTCCTTCTTGAGGACCTCGATCTCCTCTTCAATCCGTTTGATTTCTGCGCGAAGAGCCTCAGGACCAGGCAGCACAAAAGACCCTGCGAATTTGGCCAGGAGTTTCAGGGGTTCTGTCGAACCGACCGCCTTGCAAAATGCCGGCAGGAATATCGCAGGGAACCGGTGGCGTTCTTTGGATTCCGCGGTCCAGCTGTCGAGCATCGTCCTAGTGATGTCGATCCCGACGAGTTCGCTCATCTCTGCGGCTATTTGGAATCTGGACTTGGGGGATTGCTTGAGACTTTCAGATATTATTGATCTGAACTGTAGGTCGACATTGAACGACCCAGAGAGCGGCGCGCCTTGGTCTCTCTCTATAACCTTTATAACAGCTTCAAATAGAGAAAGTTGCGCCGGATCTCTGTCTATTTTTTTCCTCCTCTTTGCCATTGAAACACCTTCCAAGGTGTGCTAATAAGAATTACTCATGATGAGTAAAACCATGTTGAGACTCACGACATTCCAGGCCAGAGGTCCTTCGTTTTTCTTTTCACGGCCCTGGCGATCGCCTTGCGGATCCTGGCCGAGTACATCCGCCCGTTGACTTCATGGCTAACAGCTGATCTGGAGATACCGAGACTTTGAGCTATCGCAGCCTGAGTAACACCAGCTTTAAGGAGCAGAATTTTGACCTCGAGCGGTTCCATTCGTCTAAGTATTTGGCCTCTCTTCGGTGGGGGTCTAATTTTTTTTGATTCGTAGACTCAACAGGTTGAGACCATTATTAATTCATATATGAATATTTGTCAAGTATTTTTTTGGTATATGAATGTACGGAAATAGACTAAAAAAATACCGAGAGAGTCTCGGGCTTAAAGTGGCTTCTTTTGCTGAGAAATTAGGTATTTCTCAAGGCACGCTCTCAAACCTAGAAACTGAAAAAACAAGACCGTCTGCCGACACAATCCGATCATTATATGTTCATACGAATATTAATTTAGGCTGGCTTTTAACTGGGGAGGGGCCAATGGAGAGGAGGACAAAGGATGACGCCGATCCGGAAGAAGATCTTCCTTTATCGAGCATATTGTCCTATTTGAAACAGGCATGGAGGAGGGCAGATCCTGAAGAACGAGCATGGATCAGGATTCAATTCCGCAAGGCTTTCCCTGAATCTGAAGAGGTCATAACTAGGGAGGTGGCCAGGAGAAAAGACTGATGTGGAGGGCATTAATTAATAAGATAAATTTGTTTGTGATTTTATCTCTTTGCCTTTTTCCATATATCACTGCTTGCGATGAAAACAGTGGTATTGTTGAACATGGCTTATCCTCCAATGAACCCATCATCTCTAAAAGAGCGGGCCTCGGTGATACATTCTCTTTCATTGAATCAGCCTGGGATTACAAAGACAGAAGAGAATTGCCCTTCAGCGTAAAATTAGAAATTGGAAATGGTTGTGAACTAATCTATGGTATCGGCTGTGAGGGCTATTCTTTTGGCGATCCAGAAAGGGCGGGCCGGTTAGAAGCAAACTCAGAATCTTGTTTTGGCGCTGAACATAATGAAAATCCTACTGCCACACAATTTTTTCAGGGCATCAAGGATCTTATGCCCTCAGATTCAGTGCTAGTAAAAGCTTTCGTTAAAAAAGAAGGGACCTTCAAAAAAGAGATCTATTGTTTTCAATCAAAGCGGTTATCTTCGGCCCCTGGAATCAAGGAATCATGCGCTTATCATCAGAGCCCTGAAGCTATTGGCAATTTTTCTCTATACCTAAATTATGAATTGGGCAATGATAATAATGTTGCAAATTATCTGCTTGCTCTTGGATCTCCGGCTGAAGTCGGCCTTCATGAAACGAAGCCCTTCTCACCAAAACATTTTTCGGGTACAATTAAACAAGTCATTCCAACAGATACAGCAAACCACACATTTGAGCCTCAACATTAGAGCCATGAGAAAAAAGCTATATATGTGCCCCAATTGCAGCGCCTCTTTTCCAAAGAAATTTGTAAAGGAGTTGGGATTCAATATTTGTCCAACATGCGGAAATCTTCTACCTGAGACAATTGATTACATCGAGAATTTCTTTCGAATAATCCAGCTGATAGAACCCCTCCAGAATGCAAAAGACCTGATGGTAAAAAGTGAATGCGCTGCAGCAGTCAGAGATGCACTGATCATGTTCGAGGTCATTGTGAAAGAGAAGTCGGGTCTATCACATCTTATGGGCAAGGAACTGATGGATGAGGCTTTCAAATTTAAATACGATTCTCAAAATGATACGATCACTCAAAAGCCCAAAATTGCTATCAATGGCCTCTCGAATATAACAGAACGAAATGAGCAAAATGGAATTAGAAATCTTGCAATAGGGCTTATGCGAGGCATGAGAAATATATATATGCATACTCAAGGAACAAGGAAGCTTTATTACTGTCTTCAGATTATCACCATGACCGACCTATTGCTGAAACATGTCCTGGGTTGGCAAGGTGTGGCAAGGTCTTAATTTGACCGATTTTTCTAAATAATGGAGAAATTGATATGGCAGATAAAACTGGTCATAACGAAAGCCGGACCCTTGAATCGGGCGAGATCGTTTATCTTTTAAAGGAACCTGGAAAGAACTGGAAGATCAGTAGCTATGAATGTCACCAACGGGTTGTTTTTGATGTGGCAGCTGGTGGTTTCGCGTTGGTGTACAAACAAGGTCTTCCAAAGGAATGGCAAGAGCGAGAATTCGATACAGCGGATAATGCGGCAAGCTTCGTTCAAACAGAGATCGACGATGGCAGGATCCCAGCGAACAGCAAGCCCCCCGGACAATTCAAATGATAGAATTTTTTCTGTAGGCTATATAAAAAAATTGCAAAATTAATAAGGATAATCGACATAGTGGATAATAATGATGTAATCCTGTTTCCTGGAGGCTCGAGATCAAAAGTTAACCGCGCTGGCGCAAACATACGCAATAGTACTGCTTCGGCTTCTGACCTCCGAGTATTCGATGAGTGGAGGGCGGCTCATCGAGCTGTGCTCAATACTTTCCAGGCCATTCTTCGCAACAGAACCCGTGGAACAGAGATTGTTGTTGCCCAGCGCCATAAACGTAGATCCACCATCGTTGGCAAACTCCAGCGATATCCAGATATGAAACTGTCGCGAATGGACGACGTTGCCGGTTGTCGATTGATCTTCAAGTCAATGCGTGAATTGTACCAATTCAGAGATCAATTCCACGAGGCGCGATTCAGACATGTTCGACGTAATGATTTAGACAAATACGACTATATAAAAAGCCCAAAGTCGACTGGGTATCGAGGTATCCACGATGTATACTCCTACGATGTCAACTCACCTATGGGTCGGCCCCTCAAAGGACTATTAGTCGAGATTCAATATCGGACGCTGATTCAACATGCTTGGGCAACGACTGTTGAAGTTATTGGCTTCATCACAGAAAGTCAGCCAAAGTTTGAAGAAGGAGACAAGCGATATCAGCATGCAATGGCACTTGCTAGTGAGATCCTGGCTCGGTGTTTCGAATACACTAGTGGACCCTTCCCTGAAAAGGGGAATCGAGATCTTGTCCAGGAGTTTCTTGATGTGGAGAGTCGAATTGGTCTCATGCAGACTTTGCGTGGGTTGAACGTCGTAAATACCGAAATCAGTGAGAAAAGAAACACTATCCTTATTTTCAATGACGCGGGTGAATTGGAGGTTCGAACATACCGTGACGCCCCAGATGCCTTACGCGAACTTTTTGTGTTGGAACGAGAGATGCCTCGAAACGATGTTGTCCTGGTCCGCGCCGATTCTACAGAGGAGGTCCGTCTCGCGTTCAGAAATTACTTCTCTGATGCTCGAGATTTCATACGTTTATTGAGTAGGGGTTGTAACAACCTCGCCGACAATCGTCGCAGTCGCCGAACGAAAGCATCCAACGGACCACGTAAGTTGCGCAAACACACCTCACGCGGCCGCTGATGCATATTGATGCCGTGGCGCGAAGCGTCCGCGCCATCGGCACTGTGGATTGCTGTTCGCACCCGAAAGGAGAGTGTCCATGCCCAGGAAGGCAAAGCATAAGGCCGTGAGCCAGAAGGCAGTGGAACCGAAGCCAAAGACCGAAAGAACTCCAAGCGGTGAACCTACACCTTCACCACCGCCTGCCGCTATGGGAGGGAGTCAGTCCAGGAAGAAGTTCGATATCAACCCGCTCGTCGATGCCTTGATCAACTCACTGGTGTCTGAGCCACCCTCGGGCGCTGACAAAAAGCGTGACAAACTCGTTAGAGAGTACATCAAACACCAGGTAGCCGGTAGCCCCATTGCGGACAAGTACAATCTCCTCATACTCCATGACGAAGGACGAATGGTGAAGAGCGATGCCGACCACATCTACTCCGCTGCATCTGCATTCACTGACGATCGACCAATCCTACTTGTTCTCTATTCAACCGGAGGTGTCATTGACTCCGCCTACCTGATTGGGAAGCTGTGCCAAGAACACTCCGCCAGAAAGTTCGTCGTGGCGGTTCCCCGCCAAGCAAAGTCTGGCGCCACTCTGATCTGCTGTGCTGCAAACGAGATACACATGGGCAGCCTGAGCGAACTCGGCCCAATTGATCCACAGATTCAAGGACTCCCAGCACTAGGCCTAAAGGCATCCATCGAGCACATCGCCGATCTCATCAAGGATCATCCTCACGCGTCGGACATGTTCGCCAAGTACCTGAACATGTCTCTCCAACCTATTCACCTCGGCTACTACGAACGAGTCGCAGAGTCTGCAGCGCAGTACGCGGAACGCCTCCTTAAGCCACACGCGTCGGAGCTCAAGCAGAAACCAGCACAAATATCCAAGACACTGGTCTACTCGTATAAAGACCACGGCTTCGTGATCGACAAAGCCGAAGCCTTCGACATATTCGGCGACAAGGTGGTGAAGACTAATACCGAGGAGTACCAGCTTGGGAACAGTATCTACTCAGCCCTGATGTTTATCTCGCGTATCGCTCGAGCAATGAATCACTACTTCTACTTCATCGGGTCCCCTGATTCTGATCCAAATTTCCAAAAGAGCAAATAGCAGAAATGCGAACAAGCGGCCGGAGTTGGACGCTCATAAACTCGCGCCTCTCATCCGCAGTGTGATGCCGAATAAAATTAATCAATCACTCGCTTTTATATATTATTGTTCTATTTTTAATATTTTTTGACAATTTATTTGGTGATACCCCCCGTTTCCCCTACTTTTTCACATCTTATTGTCAAAACTTTTCCATCGATCAGTGTACTTCATTATATTAGTCTTTTTAATACCTTACACATGCATCTCGCGATTTTCCACAATTTTTGACATTTGTCATATTATTCGTTTAATTTCACAGGCCTATCTGTGGATGGAGCAGGAGGCACCG